TAGTTCCTGATGAAACATGGTCAAATGTACCTGAAAATAAATTTAATGAAGCTAGAAATTTTATGGAAAATCAGTATAAAAAACAAAGAAGTGATGTAACAGCAGTTAATGATCCATCTTTGTTACGATCACGTTTCGCAGCATTTGATCCACTACGAAAAAACAGCTCTAGTTTATTAGCCAGTGGATTATTAGGTGCTTTATTACTTAACAATGAAAACAAAACTTCGGAGAATAGATAATGCCATCAAAATCAAAAGCACAAGAAAAGTTAATGCAAGCAGCAGCGCATAATCCTAAGTTTGCAAAGAAAGTCAAGATACCAGTTGAAGTTGCTCAAGAGTTTGTTAAAGCTGATAAGGCTAAAAGGAAAAAATAGTTTGCGCTCGTAGCTTGGGAGCTGTTTTACCAGCTCCCTTTTTTTATTAACGTTTGAACTGCCCATCAAGTAATATCATTTGTGTTTGCAAAGCATTTGTTCTTTCTTGACGTATTTGTTGCTCTTGATTAAGTTCGTTCACATAAGCATTATAATCTGAATGTTGACGCTGTTGGCGTAGTTCGTTAGTTATCCTGCTTGTTCTTACCTCTTCTGCTAATTGATAGCCAGCATCATCATCACAAGCAAATACAATAGTTGGAATTAACAATAGTATTAAAAGTAAGTTTTTCATTTCTTTTCTTCCTTCTTTTTATCCCCAAATATACGATCCCAATTTTCATCAAACTTTTTCCTATCAGAAATAGGACGTGGTGCTGACCCTTTACTCATTGCTTATTCTCCAGTTGTTTTTCTGCCCATCTAACACCATCTTCAAAACCTTCTTCCCATTCTTCTGAATAGTATTCCTCACTAACGGTTGATGATCTTAATGAATTGATGTGTTCTTCTATTTCTTTTTCGCTAATCATTTTGCTCCCTCTCTGCTAACATTGCGTCTGCCATGTCGTAAGACAGCTTAACAATCATGTCTGTATTAAATTTATTAAGTGATAAAAATCCCTGCATCGCAAGTCCTGCAAAGTGATCTCGGAGTGCTTCTTGTCTATTTATAAGTGAAGCATTTTGATTCTGTAGCCACATTATTTGTTGCTTAAGATCAGTTATTTCTTTACTCATCATCTTCCCCAATATAAAACTGAAATTGCTCGACTAAAAATTTGGCTTTCTCTCTAGTAAATATCAGTTCAGTTACGCCAATTTTTGTATTGATGAGGAATTTTATTGATCCGTTAGCACCAGCTCCCATGTAATAGGACGCTGTTTCTTCTTCTTGCTTTTTCACAATGTCTTTTAAGTCCAATTTGTATGCCTCAGCATTTTTATTAAATAAACCCATCATTTAGTAATCCTGCTTAATAACGATGGTAATACTCTGTGGACAACCACACCCACCCATATAACCTAATTCCAATTCTTTTATAGAATATTGATGATCTGAACCCTCCACTTCAAAATAGATTGCGGCAGGAAAGGTATGACTTGCTATATTTCCGTCAGTCGTCATGAGGTCATTTACATACTCATTAAATTTATCGGAAAATTCTTTTAGCGTTGGTTCTTCTTCAAATATCATATAGCCTCATCTGTTTTGCTTTTAACGCCCCTTGTTCGGTCATATCTTCACCTTTTCCATCCTATATAAATTAATTTCTGATAATATTTTATTGGTTTCAGTGATAGATGTATAAGAGCCGTGATCCCAATTTAAATCATATTCGTATATCTGATTTCCAGTTGTTCCATCTTTTGAATCGATGGAAATTAATCTGTTTTCTTCATCGATAACAAAGTCAAATTCATTGGGATAAAAATCCCAATCCCATTTAATCATATACTTGCCAGTATCGTAATATTCCTTGACTTTCTTTGCCCAGCTCAAAACATTGTTCCATCTAGCTTCATAGATATTCATATGCTTTCCCTACTCATCGCATCCACCTCCAATGCCGTGATGTTTTTCAGCAAATTCAACACCTGCCCAATAACTGTAGGGATGTGTGGCTTCATCATCAGCTTTAAAACCGTTTGATATTTCTATACCAGTTAACGGTTTTAACGGTGCTGAGTATAGCTCTGTAACTTTACAATATTTATAAACTCGTTCCATTGGTTTAACCGTATGAAACTCTTTGATAGGCTCATTATTAAAATGGGTTTCTACCATCCAAGCCACAGGCTCTTGCTCAGGTTGGGCGAGAAGTTCTTCAGCGTCTGCTATTAATAAAAGCCAATCACTATATGTCATTTGAAAACTACATAATTTCTCAATCATCTCTCTTTCTTTACTCATTACCACCTCCAATGCCATGTGCTTTTTCTACTCTTCTTATCCATCTAATGACGTATCTGACTTGATGATCGTCCATATTTTCAACAATCCCTTCATCATCAAGAGCATATATAACATCTTCTGTTAGGGGTTTGGGTGCTGCAAACTCATTGACCCCTTGTCTAAACCCTTTCCCATACCATTCAATCTTTGTTTCTGCTAAAAGAGGCTCTTGCTTTTGCTCAGGTTGGGCGAGTAGGTTTTGGGTTTCAATCAACAATGGAATGTGGGTTGTCATTTCATTTGCCTCTCCGCTTAACCATCTCATTAGCAACTCTCTTTCTTTACTCATGCTGACCTCTCATGCCATGATGTCTTTCTGCAAATATTATTCCGTCACTGTATCCGTCTCTATATTCTTCACTTTTATCGCAGATTTCTAAATGTTTATCTACTTTGTCAAGATCAAGTAGCTCTTGCTCAGTCTGCTCAGGCTCATTAAGTAACCATTGAATTGTTCTAATAAGATCAGAACAAGGAACTTCGTGATACTGAAACTCATCTAAACAACTCACTAATAAATCTCTTTCTTTACTCATCATCTACTCCAGTTATGCCGTGCATTACCTCAGCAAACCTAACGCCTGCTATAAAAGTCTCTCTAGTTGCATTAAGCATTGATTGATTACCCTCGCTTATTTGTTGTGGTGTCAAAGGTCCACGCTCAGGTTTGGCGAGGAGTTCTTCAGTTTTATCATATAACTCACCGAAATCTACCTGATCTCGCGCTCCTCTATACCATCTATATAGCAACTCTCGTTCCTTACTCATGTTTTTCTCCAATACTGACTGTTATAGCACTTAGTCCAAATTGACCGGGGTGCTGGTATCTCAAACTTAAACATCCTATCTCTTTTAACTTCAAGGAAGAACCTTAGCCTTGTGTCATCTGGGTATTGCTTACGTATCGCTTTCATAACCAACCCCAATTGTGTTCTCTTAATATGCTACGTTCTTTTATACAATGAACTGCAACTGCTCTACTTATATGCAATACGCCAGTATTGAAAAAAGACTCTTGCTCTCTCGTTCGTTGTCTGCCTGTGCTACCTTTGTAACGGTTTTCAAGATAAGAATCTATAATTTCAAAGGCTTGTTGCTTATTGTAGTATTGTGTATTGCTGATCTTACGTTGCACGGGTAATGATGCCGTTCCTATTCTATTTAACAATGCCGCCATTGCTGTTACTGTCTTACAATAATGTCTAGCCAGTTGATCTCGATTAATGCTCATATTGGAAGCCGTCCTCTATCTTTGGTGGGGTTTTATTAATATGTAGTAAATACAAATCCAGCAAAGCCAATGCCTTATCCCATTCATCACAATGCGCTTGTGTTTCACGCATGATCTTAGTTAGCGTTGACTTTGCTATCTTTGTTTTTTGTTGTATCTCTGCATGCTCTACACCTGCATCATTTAGTTGATAAATAATAGCAGGCCAGTCTAGTGGCTTCATTGCGTACCTACCATCTTTTTATCATAGCCGTTAGTATAGACAGCATATTTGTTTTCTGGCTCATATTCCACTAGCCACCATCCATCTGCTTCAAGTTTGCTACACTGTTCTTCAAATTGTTTTTTGGTCATAAAGCCTCCATCAATAAACCTACCACAGCATCAACAACAGGTAGGACAGTAAAAAAATATACAAAAGAGTAAAAGCAAATTACTTGCCCTCTAGTAAATTGTCGTCTAAACGGAACACGTTCAGTGGCGTTTTTATAATCAATCATTTTTTTAATCCAAAAAAATGCCCTGCCGAAACAGGGCGAGTGGCTGCCTTCAGGAAGCAAGGAAATCGTTGTGTTCTTGTGTTATTTTATCCCAGTTAGTATTGATCTGATTTTCTATCCATGACACTACATCATCACTAAGCATGGGCAATATGTTTTCTTCTGCATCTAATAGCTGTACATCTGAAATAATAATTTCAGCATCTTCATTGCATGAAAATTCTACTGATAATTTAATTCCAAGATATTTAACAATAGTATTCATTAGAACTCGCCTTTTGTTACAAAGCTAGGCACGTTGGTGGGCATTTCTAAGACTTGGTAAATACGTTCATCGCCTTTAGACGATTTGTCTATGATGAAGTCGCCAGAGCGCGTTTTATGTATTTGGGCAGAACTTTTGTCTTTAGCAAAAGTAGTGCCGATTATAAAGCCACAAGTAAGCGCTGTTAATATTATTACTGCTAATTGTTTTTTGTTCATAATGTTACCTTTTATAGTTGTAGTTGTTTTGAAGCTGGGTAAATATTAATATTTATTTTACAGGATGTAAAGATTTTTTAGTAATCCAGAAATTAAATGCTTCATAGGCTCCAACATATCCAAGAGCAACACAGACGAAAGCTCCCTGTTTCTGGGCTTCCAAAAGGTATTCTTGCTGTCCATCTTGCCATTTAGACTTGGTGTGGTCTTGACGCTTTAATTCACAGACGAACGCAGGGCTTGCCGGAATTAAAATATCTGGTGCGCCTTTAGTCATCCCCTCGCTCTTTTGTTTAGTTGCCTGGTAGAATGTACGTAAGCCTTCATTCCTAATGTGCGTAGCAATCAAACCATAAGTTGTTGGGTGTTCCCTGCGCAGCTTTGCAAAAAATGTTACTGCCTCCGCAGATTCACTAGGACATTCACCTCTAAACTCTTTATTCCCAAACACGGGTATATCATTGTGGAACTTCATCGGCTGTCCTGTTGTAATCGTAAATCTTAAAGAAATCACCTTTCTTTCGATAAGTGATAGTATTTGGTGTTGTAAAGCCATTGTCGGTAAACTTCATAAACGCATCATAACTGCTCTGCATTTTCATAGTAAACCATACTGGGAATGATCTATACTCGGTTATAAAATCAACTCGTATACACTCGTTCCCTGCCTTGCTCAATGTTGGTATTGCTCTCATTGCAACAACCTTGTCAGTTTGGATCTGCGTGGGATCTTTTTTCTTCATTTGGAAGTCTGCGACTAGACGGTCATTCGGGTTTATTAATTCGTGCTTACAACATGAACAGTACCTTGCTGTTATATCGTTCTCAGAATCGCATACCTCGCATAACTTATGCGTCCATCTATAAGCGCACTGGCTATACTTTCCTTTTACTAGTGTATATCCTTGACATCTCCTTCCCCAATGCGCTGACATAGCTCCGTATTCTGTGACTATTTCATTGCCTTCTAAATCTATAAAATAACCATGTTTGTTTATACTAAATTTTTCATCATTCTTTTTAGCAGAGAACTCATTGGTGCATTTACATTCAGGACATTCAGAAATAACTGGCAACAATTCTCCATCAGATTTAAAAACTGACTTAATCTCTGGATTAAACAAATTGCCATCTGGAAAGTGCATATCAATGTTTTGAGCATAATCTAAAATCAAAGCATCTTTTTTGCCATCATGTATTCTTACAGACCTGCCTATAATTTGCCCAAGAAGCGCACTAGATTCGGTTTTTCTTAGTAAAGCGACAACATCTACAGAGGTACAATCAAAACCAGTCGTCAGCGTATCTACAGAAACCAAATATTTAATCTTTTGTGCTTTAAAATCTAAAATTATTTGCTCACGTTCTTTTTTATTTGTCTTGCCTGTAATCATTGCAGATATGACTGGTGGCAATGATGCAAGTATTTCTTCACAATGCTTTATAGTTGCACCAAAAAACATAATACTTTTTCTATTTACAGATTGATTTACAACATCAGAAACAATTAGTGATGTCTTTCTACCATGACCAACAAAAGCAGCATCTATTGTTTTATCGTCAAACCTTCCAAAGCTATTTAGCTTTAATCCTGAAGTATCATAAGATGCTGAATTAATTTCACCAATAACAGGTTTTGTAATATAACCATGCTCCAATAAATATCTTCCAGATATTTGGCAAACAAGTTTATAAAAATAAGGATTTTTAGCAATCGCTTCTGGTATTGGTTTATCGTTTAAATCAAGTTTGTAGATATAGCCAAGTCCTAACTTAAAAGGTGTGCTGGTTAATCCTATTATCCTCAAATTAGGGTTATGACTTTTTATAGTATCAATAATATTAAATATGGTTGGTGTTAATGATTCATGAGCTTCATCAAGTATGATTGCACCAAATTGATTACCAAACCTGTGTATCTTATTAGCTACTGTTTTTGGAGTTCCATACACCACATTATGTTTTATACATTTAGTTCCAAGTGATGCGCTAAATATTGAGCATTGATTACCAGTTGCTAAGTATTTTTCAATATTTTGCTGACAAAGTTCTTTTGAAGGTTGTAAGCATAAAACTTTCTTACCACTAAATTCGTGTATTTTTCTAGCAAGTTCTGCAACTATTAATGATTTTCCTGCTGCCGTAAATGCTTCAATCAAACAAGGTTCGGTTGATATTTTTATATGCTCAAAAGCATCATTTACGGCTTGTTGTTGATATGGGCGGAGTTTCATAATCCTCCCCATTGCATAGCCATAGCATCAGCTATGCCTTGATATGTTTTTGATCTAATCTTTGCTCTATCTATTGACGGTGGCAATAGATGCAATCTTTGCTCTCTACCGTCTACTACATTTGTAGATTCAAGTTTTGGTAAGTTCTTAAGCCATAGGCATGTTGCTTTAGTTTCCCCATGTCCAAACTGCCAAGGTTGAATTACTTGGTCAGGTTTTCTATATCTTGATGATAAAACACCAATCGGATTTTCTATTGCAATTTTGCTTATATTACTTGTCATTAACAACATAAAAAAAAATATAGCCTCTTCTCTAGCGTCTCTTCTAGCCTGACCAACCAAAGTTCCAGATTTACGTTCAGGCTGGTCTTTATACCATTTGTTAGCACTAACGGTTAAGTATGTACAAGGAGGATGTGCAACCATCATATCCCACCCCCCCCCTAGAACATCACGCACATCGCCTTTGTAATGCTTGCCTGGTGATTCCGTTTCTAAAATGTCGCAACTCATTGCATCATGACCAAGCTTAGTAAAAGCATCTCTAACTCGTCCAGAGTATTCACAAGCAATAAGAACTTTCACGATAAACGCCAATAACTAACAGGATCACCAGTGTAGCCAGTAAGGTCAGCATCAGGTAAAAGTTCTTTAATTGCTTTAGCGTAAGATATAGAACCAGCTTTGGTAACTTTAGTTAGCTTATGACCATTGATCTCGCTGTCCTTGCCATCAGCTAATTTAACTATTTCATCAAGCAATCGTTTCTTTTCTGCTTCAAGCTCTTTTATTTGCTCTGCTATCATTAAGTAACGATCAACTTGTCCTCCGCATCTTACTTGTTGGCGTTTATCGTCTAAATACTTTTGTGCTTGTGGGAGTTCACGCTCAATAAGATATTCATTGTAAAATTGCTTTAGTTTTGGAAGATATTCTTCAATAGCTAAATCATTAAAAGCTACTTCTTCAAGCATGTAACCATGTGCTGACCATTGGTAAAAGTAACACCATTGTCTGTTAGTCACAAACAACTGAATCTGTATCTGTAGCCAGTAATGCGTTTGGTAGTCTATAGATTTAAACTCCGGTGGATTTTTATCACGCTGACCGTATGGGCATTTAATTTCAATCAATCCATTATCGCCTATTAAGCCATCTGGCGATGCTCCAAGCCAATCTTCAAATGTATGAAAACCAGTTTCTATTACTTTTGTATCAAACTGCAACTCATAATCAGCTAAAGCATTAGGCTCGTTATACGTTCCATAGTTAGTTGCAACATTCCCCGTAAACTCACTGGGAGCATTATGATATTGACGCACCATGTTACGCATAACATCTTCTGGCTTCATAAATGGCGACATGCCAAGTATTGCGCCTACGCTTGATCCTGTTACACGACCAGCTCTTTTTTTAAACCATTCTTCTGTTCTTTGTTGTTCCATTATTGTGCCTTATAGTTATAATTAAATTATGCACATCCTTGTGCATGTGGTTTATTTACCAGGGGATATCATCGTGTAGACCTTCATCAACTACAACTGGTGTTTCTTGTGTCGGTGCGTTTGTTGTTTTATTGCGTGGTGCTACAGAAGCAACCCAGTTACCAGTTCTACCTTCTAAATCCCATACCATTACTTTTATTAACATTGGTTTATGCAATAATGCTTTAGCCATTGCTGTATCGTTTGGTGACTCATCACTTTGTGCTAGTTTCCCTCCACAATTAGCGTCTATAGCCATTAACATTTTTTTGGCTTTATCTGCTTTTTTAGAGTCGACATCAAATACACGCACCTTTTGAAATATTTTACGACCTTTATAAGCGGCTGGCTCGTTAATCAGCCAGCGCAAGCTGATGTACTCATCACCTTGATACTCGGCTAGGCCAGCTTCATCAATCATTGCTAGGCAAGTAGTATTGTCTGGGATGTTATCAATCGTTCCACCAGAAGTAAATTCACCATTAGTAGTTATTTCTTGGTTGTCGCTTGTTGTCCAAAAATTTGCCATTGTTTATGCTCCAATGCTTGGTATTAAATTAATTAAAGGGTTTGTTCCTGCTACAACAACTAAATCATCTGTTATTCCATAACGGTTTTTAGATACGTTTGCAGCGGACGCGTATGTTACCAGTATGCGTGTTCCATCACTAATAGCTTTCTTTCTATCCCCATCGCCAAAGGTATGCGTTTCTAGCTTAAGATAGCCCACTAGGTCAGTATTATCCGTATAGTGACTTACAGACTTCTTCTGCATACGAATGTTGTAGCGAGTGTAAGGGTCTTGGTCTGGTAGCTCAATTGTTTCTGTTTCAGCATGAGCAATAAAAACTATGTTCATGCTTTTAGATTCATTTAAAATACCTGCCGCTTTACGAATACGGCCATGCAGACTTGATAGAGCTTGAAAGCCAGCTCCATAACCACCAAGTGCCTGGGCTATCGTACGCGGTTTTTTAGGGTCGGTATCAACAATATAATTCATAAATAAGGTGTCTAACTGGGTAACGCTATCAATCACCAATGTTTTATAGTCGTGATCTTCTTTTATAAGCGCGGTAAGTTGCTCCCATAATTGATCGACATTAGATAAGATTGGAAAAGCATCAGGACGCGTTGCAACAGGTATGGCTTGTAAACCGTCCTCTGCTCTGATAAATATTGGCTTTGGAAAGGTTGCCGCCATGCTTGTTTTACCCAAGCCTGCGTCACCAGTTATAGTACAAATGATCGGACGATCATCTGGTTTAGCAATGCTATTTAATATAGACATTTTGTTTCTCCTTCATTGAGGGTTAAAAATCTTTTTCTTTATTCCGTTGCATATATTACCGATTTAAATTAGAATTGCAACACATTAAATAAATTTTTTTACAAAAGGAAAAAGAAAATGATGACTTTAGAAAATATACAAAAACGATTAGAACTTATGAACTTAACGAAAGTATCAGAAGGCGTTGATATTTCTTATCAATTATTATGGAAGATTGCTAATAATAAAATGGTTAATATCCCACACAAAGAAGTTGTAAAGTTAAGCGATTACTTAGAGTCTTTGTCAAATGCTGCCTGATTTATGTGATGCAATTAGAGCGGTTGGTTATGAGCCTCCATCTAATATAGCCATAGGAAAAGTCACGCGATTTTCTACCAACGGCAAACGTAATGACAGGTCAGGTTGGGTTCATGTGTTTGATGATGGTAAGGGCGCAGTATTTGGTTGTTGGCGAAGTGGAGAGCAACACCAATGGTTTGAAAAACGTGATTATGTTCCAGACATACATGAACAGGAGGTTATGAGACAACAGTTTGAGGAAGCCAAGCGCAAAGCAGTTGCTGAACGTGATGCTGCTTATTCAGTGGCTGCAAAGGAAGCGCAGGTATTATTTGATAATGCCGTTCCAGTAGTAAGCCATGACTATCTTACCAACAAGGGCATACAGCCAAATATGGCGCGTGTGTTTGGCGGAAAACTAATTATTCCTGTATATGGTTCAGATGGAGAAATTCAGTCTGTACAGTCAATTTTTAGCGATGGAGCAAAGAGGTTTCATTCTGGCGGTAAAATGGCAGGAGGGCATTGTTGGATAGGAGATCCTGTAGAGTCTGAAACTTTATTGATAGCAGAAGGATTTGCAACTGCTGATAGTTTACACCAAGCAACAAAACTTGCTGTATGTATAGCTTTTAACGCAGGAAACCTTAAGCCAGTAACGCAAATGTTAGCAAGCCAATACATTGGCAAGAAAATAGTTATTTGTGCCGACAACGATGCTAGTGGTGTTGGTATAAGTAAAGCTAAAGAGTGCGGTGTTGATATTGTCCTGCCAACCATTGATGGTGATTTTAACGACTTGATGTCAGAAAAAGGCATTGATGCAGTGCGTGACATTGTATTTGGCAAGGTAAAGCAGGAAGGTTTGTTTATCACCATTGAAGATATGATGGCAGGCATCAAAAAACCTAATTGGTTAATTAAGGGCATACTTGAGCGTGGCTCAATGAATCTTTTGTTCGGTGAGTCAGGTGCAGGTAAAAGTCTTTTCGCTATGGATTGGGCGTTCTGTGCTGCTACCGGTAAAGATTGGCATGGTCATAAGATAAAAGAAGAGCTTAAAACCTTAATCATTATGGGTGAAGGCTTAAGAGGTGCTTCAATGCGTTTTAAGGCATTGTCACAAAAGTATGGTGAAGCACCAAAAAATATTAGATTAAGCAGGAGATCTATTAATTTATTAGATAGTAAAGAAGCTGATGATATTTTAAAAATAGTCGCAGAGTTAGACTTTAAACCTGATATTATTATTATTGATACGTTGCACAGGAACATGGTTGGCGATGAGAACTCCAGTGAAGATATGGCAATGTATTTTAAGTCTATTGAATTACTAGCTAGGCGTTTAGATGCTGCGATTGTAACCGTACACCATTCTGGACATGGTGATAAAGGAAGATCAAGAGGATCGTCATCGATTAAAGCTGCAATGGACGCAGAGTTTTGTGTAACCAAGAATGGTGATGGCATTACTTTTTCATGCACCAAGTCAAAAGACTTTGGATTTGGTACTGATATTAGTTTTGTTATCAAAGAAGTAGAATTGGAGGGAGAAGTTTTTTATGATGAAGATGATGATAAACAAATTACCAGTGTTTATTTAGAGTATCAAGGAGTTGCTAAGAAGGAAAAATCATTGCCAAAGAAATTGCAAAAGGCACTTGATAGTTTAGTTTTAGCAGCAGAAACTATTGGGAAAGAGCGTCCAGAACTGTCCATTTTAGGTTCTGGACAGATAATTGTGTCACTGTCCGAATGGAAACCATTTTTTAATGAGGATAAAGAGCTTGCGTCAAGGCGACAAAACTTTTCTGAGTGCAGAAAAGAGTTGATAAAACAAGAGTTTATAGGTGTTGATGGAGATTATAGCTGGATATTATAGACTGTCCAGTTGTCCAAATTGGACAGTTTTGGACAGCCTGTACAGGATTAATAAAAGTGTCCGTCCTGTCCGAGTGTCCTTTAGGACACGGACAGGTGGACAGAAATCTCGGACAAGACATTGTATGGATGAAATATTAGAGTTTATAAAAATAATTGAACAGCATTTTGAGATACAGGCAAAAGCGATTATGGTAGATGGCAAGGTTGTTTTACATGAAGGTAAGTTTCAACAAAAAAGAGATATGAAGAATGGCTGATGAAATTGATAAGGCAAACGACCAAGCGCAGTTAATTTTGGATAAACAAATTGCCATAGTTCGGAAGGATGTAAATCCATTCCAAAATGAGAGTGGTATCTGCTGGTCTTGTGATGCTCCTGTAACAGATGGTAGACGCTGGTGTAGCATTGAATGTTGTCGAGCCTCAGAAAGGGGCGTATAATATATTTGTGGTCTAGGTATGCACACCGAACGAGCCTTCAGTAAGCTCTGGCCACTAACCTTTCACTGAACCTAACTGGGGTATCAAAATGCTTAGCCAACAAAGACTAAAAGAACTATTGGAATATAATCAAGAAACTGGTTTGTTTACCAATCGTGTGCAAAGAAATAGTCATGCAAAAAAAGGCGGTGTGGCTGGAACTAAAACCAAGTATGGTTATATTAGCATTCAAATTGATAAAAAATTATACCTAGCTCACAGATTGGCGTGGCTCTATGTTTATGGGGAATTTCCAGAAAAATCTTTAGATCATATTAATGAAATTAAAGACGATAATAGACTGGTTAATTTAAGATTAGCAACACGCCAAGAGAATGGGCATAATATATCAATCCTACGAATAACTAATAAATCTGGATTTATTGGTGTTAGTTGGAATAAAAAGCCTAAAAAATGGCTGGCATCAATAGCAATCAATGGAAAGAATAAACATTTAGGTTTATTTAATACTCCAGAAGAAGCATCTGAGGTGTATTTGAAAGCTAAGAGAAAATTCCATACATTTTGGGTGGAGGATAAAATATGATTGATTTAATATACATACCAATTTACTCGATTGTTATAATATTTCTATTCGTGGCGTATGAAATGCAGGGGTGGAAATGAAAAGATTAATAGAACTGGTGATTGTTAGGTTTTTATTAACTATAGTGCTGGTGATAGCGTCACCTGCGATAATTTATTGTTTATGGGTAGAGCGTGACAGATGATTACTGATCCTGTTGATTTAGATATAGAATTTTTATACAAATCAGTTAATGGCGTAACAGAGGCTCAAGAGGACGCGTTTATTGCTAGAGTAAGGGAATTGGTAGTTGATAGTAAGTTATGCGACACAGTAGCAAGAATTAAGGCCTTAAATGAGATTGTACGATGACTTATAACCATTACTTTAAAAATACTAAGCATTTAGATGCAGTTGATGTGTATCGAGTGCTAGAATTGTTTAATGTTGTAGACCCATGCTTGCAACATGCCATTAAAAAACTGTTATGCGCTGGTGACAGAGGGGCAAAGGATATGGATCAAGATGTGCGTGAAGCTATTGATGCTTTGGGTCGCTGGGAAGATATGAAAGTTGAGAATGAGATAAAATGAATTTTCCACCCATAAATCTTTTTAGTATTCCATATCAGTTGTCTATTTGTAAGCATACTCACTGGATGCGATTGCCATCAATGGGACAAAAGTGGTGCTATGATTGCGAAGAAAAACGGTATATTAGTAATGATATGCCTGTACATACTAGGTAATATGTTATAATTCAATTGTGGCTAGGTAATGCAAGCTGAAAAATAGATTGAGCGTCTATTGCCACACAACCCTTCAGCTCATAATCTTACTCAAGGATTGTCAAATGTCAGAACTTACACAAGAACGCTTAAAAGAAATCCTATCTTATGATCCAAAAACCGGTATTTTTTTAAATAAAATAAGTAGATCAAATAGAATAAAAAAAGGACAGGCCGCAGGGTCAAGGCATTCAGCAGGATATTTAACAATCGGAATTAACAACAAAGAATATTATTGTCATAGGTTAGCGTGGCTGTATATATATGGAGGATTTCCTATAACACATATAGATCATATTAATGAAATTAAAACTGATAATAGAATTTGTAATTTAAGAATAGCAACGCATCAAGAAAATATGCAAAATGTATTGTCATTGCGTTCAGACAATAAAACAGGATATAAAGGCGTTTATATAGATAAAAGAACAAATAAATTTGTAACGCAAATAGCAATAAACGGGAAAACCAAACGTTTAGGAAGCTTTACAACCGCTGAACAAGCATATTTAGCGTACTTAAAAGCTAAAAAAGAATTGCATGTTTTTTGGAGAGAAGGACATGAAAAACCATTGTATGATTTAGCGATAGAGCATCAGCGTTAAGATGAAGCCAAAGATTAAATGGGTTGGTAACTATTGGAAGTGCTATAGTGCAGACAGAGTTGCTTATGGTGAGTCACCAAAGGTGGCGTTTATTAACTGGAATAGTCAGTATTTTTAAAATCATTTTATGATAATTAACAATAAAAAAGTAACAGAATTAATACCTTACGTTAATAATGCTCGAACGCATAGCGAAGAGCAGGTTATACAAATAGCTGCAAGTATAAAAGAGTTTGGATTTACTAATCCAGTGTTGATTGATGGCGATAATGGCATCATTGCAGGACATGGACGGTTAATGGCAGCTAAGAAATTAGGATTGGAAGAAGTACCAACTATTGAGTTAAGTCATTTGTCAGAAGCACAGCGCAAGGCATATATATTGGCAGATAATAAATTGGCTTTAAATTCTGGCTGGGACAATGACTTGTTAGCTATTGAGTTTGCAGAACTTGGTGAGCTTGGTTTTGATTTAGATTTAACTGGGTTTAGTTCAGAAGAAATAGGTGCTTTAACTCCTGAAGAAATACCGCCAGGATTAACAGACGAAGATAGTGTTCCAGAGTTACCAGAAGAACCTGTTACTAAACTTGGTGATGTTTGGTTATGCGGTAATCATCGGGTTATGTGTGGCGATAGTACCAGCATTGATGCAGTTGATAAGCTGATGGATGGTAATAAGGCTGATATGGTTTTTACTGATCCGCCTTATGGTATGAAAAAAGAAAATGAAGGCGTATTAAACGACAACCTTAATTATGATGATTTATTAGACTTTAATCGAGAATGGATACCCTTGTCGTTTGCCGTTACTAAAGAAAACGGCTCTTGGTATTGCTGGGGAATTGATGAGCCGCTAATGGATATATATAGCGCAATCATAAAGCCCATGATTAAGACGCAGCAAGCAACATTTAGAAATTTAATTACATGGGCAAAAGGACACGGACAAGGACAGAACTCAGAAAACACTCGCAGTTATGCGATGGCAGACGAAAAGTGTTTATTTGTTATGTGTGGCGTTCAGGGCTTCAATAATAATGCTGACAATTACTTCGAGGGATGGGAGCCGCTCAGGGATTATCTTCTGGAGCAAAGATTAAAAGCAGGTTGGGATATTCCAACCATGAAAAAGATAGCGGGTCACTCAGTTTTATCTAGAGATCATTGGACATGCAAAAGCCAGTGGAACATGCCAACACGGGAGGTTTACCAGTCATTCCAGCAATGGGGGATTGATAATAGCACTAACGTCTTTAAGCGTGAGTATGACGACCTTAAGCGTGAGTATGACGACCTTAAGCGTGAGTATGACGACCTTAAGCGTGAGTATTATTCAACAAGGGCTTATTTCAATAACACACATGATAATTTTAATAATGTCTGGGAATTTGACCGCCATAAAAGAGATGGAAGCGAAGGCGGACACGCTACACCTAAGCCTATTGAATTATGCGAACGCGCTATAAAATCAAGCAGCGAAAAAAATAATATTGTATTAGATTTTTTTGGAGGAAGCGGATCGACAATGATTGCTTGCGAGAAAACAGCGCGTGAATCAAGACTAATGGAACTCGATCCTAAATACTGCGACGTCATCGTTAAACGCTGGCAGGAATTTACAGGAAAAGAAGCAACTTTAGAATCAACAGGTGAAACTTTCGGAGTTATAAATGGCTCAAGGTAAAGAACATCAGCCAACTGATGAATCACGCAAGTTAGCAAGAACTCTGTCTGCTGTTGGAATTACGCATGAAGATATAGCAAGCAAGATAGAAATTAGTTCTGATACATTAGTTAAATATTATAAAAAAGAATTATCAGATGGGCGCATTGATGCAAATGCAACTATTGGAAAAGGATTGTTTGAACAAGCAAAAAATGGTAATACTGCTGCTGCTATGTTTTGGTTAAAGACTAGAGCTGGCTGGAAAGAAACTCAAAAACTTGAGATGACAGGAGAAGATGGAAGCCCAATAGTTCACAGGATAGAGGTTTCTTTTGGCGACGATTAAGGCTAATTTTCCTCCTAACTTAAAAGAACTGTTTAAGCCAAAAAGGTACAAGGTTATTTATGGCGGACGTGGATCAGGTAAGTCTTGGAGTTGTGCAAGAGCATTAATTATTAAGGCAGTTAATGAACCAATAAGGGTTCTATGCGCTCGTGAAACACAAAAGTCTATACAGGAATCAGTACATAAGTTGCTGAAAGATCAGATTGATATGCTTGGTTTACAGCACATGTTTACTGTGCTTGAAACAAAAATAGTTGGAATCAATGGGTCTGAATTTAGCTTTGCAGGTATTCGTCAACAAGGAATTACTAACTTAAAGTCTTTTGAAGGCGTTGACATATGCTGGGTTGAGGAAGCGCAGGTTTGCACTAAGAAGTCATGGGACGTTCTTATACCAACGATTAGAAAGCCTGGCAGTGAAATATGGATAACTTTTAATCCAGAACTTGATACTGATGAAACGTACAAAAGATTTGTATTGACAGATAATGAAGAAGCTGTTGTTATAAAATGCAACTATTCGGATAATCCCTGGTTTCCTGATGAACTTGAGAAAGAACGACTAAACTGGTTAAAACGTGATCCTGAAGGATACAAGACAGTTTGGGACGGAGAATGTAGACCTGCTGTTGAAGGTGCTATCTATGTTAATGAGATAACTAAACTTCATCTGGAACGCAGACTTGGTAATGCTCCGCACGATCCACTGTTAAAGGTTCATACAGTTTGGGACTTAGGATGGAACGATTCAATGTCAATCATGATGGTGCAACGTTCAGGCTCTGGTGAAGTTAGGATTATCGACTATATTGAAGATTCACATCGTACTTTAGATAGTTATATTGATGAATTAAGATCAAAGGGTTACAATTACGGCACAGATTATATTCCTCATGATGGCAGAAGCAGAGATTTTAAGTCTGGAAAGTCTACTGAAGAAATATTGATGGCGTTAGGTCGTACTGTTAATGTGCTAGGTCGTGAAGACATAGAAGAAGGGATTAAGATGGCAAGGATGATGTTTGGTAGAGTTTGGATTGACAATAAAGCATCTGAACTACTTAACCAGATCAAACGCTACAGACGTACACAAAATCAAAGTACAGGCACATTCGGTGCGCCTTTACATGACGACAGCTCTCATGGTGCAGATTGTTTTAGGTATCTTGCTATGGCAGAACAGAATATGACTAATGACTCTTGGAGTTCAGGAGCATTAGATTATTCATATATACAAAGCGGTATAATTTAACAACAGAGGATTAAAAATGGCTAAGTCTAAATCAAAAAAAGCTCCATCTCCAATGATGCCTGGTAAGAAAAAAGGCTGCTAATAATGGCTAAAATGACTGATTCAGAGATATTGGCAATTATCCAAAATGAAATGGCTAATGCTAATATCAGCACAACTTCATCTCCTTCACTGCAAGAACCGTTAAGATATTATCTTGGGCTTCCATTAGGCAATGAGCAGGAAGGACGTTCCAGTTTAGTATCAACAGATGTTGCTGATGCTATTGAGTGGATAATGCCTCAGATCATGAAGTCATTTACTCAGAATAATGAGGTGGTGGTTTTTGATGCTGTTAATGAGGCTGATGAATTGCAGGCTCAGATTGAATCAGAATATGTATATGATGTATTGATGAAGCAAAATGATGGGTTTACTTTAATCCATCAATTTGTAAAAGATGCACTTATGCAACGCAATGGAATGTTGAAAGTCTATTATGAAGATGATGAAAAGATAACAACCTACAATTATTCAGGCTTAACAGAAGATCAGTTAGCTGTTGCCTTGATGGATGAAGATACTGAAATATTAGAATTAACTGAAGATGAAAGCCAATCAGAAAATCCATTAGAACAAGAGCCAGTTACTTATAGTGCAAAGATTAAGGTAACAGAGAAGTGTGGAAAGATTTGTATTGATCCTGTAGCTCCAGAAGAATTTAGAGTTAATACACAGCACAACAGTATTAGCTTAGTTAATGCTAGATTTACATGTCATATAGTCAATAAAACTATATCTGATCTAAGGGAAGAAGGTTACAAGGACGAAGATATTGAAAACTTAGTTAGCTCTGATCTACTTAGGTCTGCATATAGATTTAACTACCAGAACGAACCAACACAAGTTCCATCAGTATTAAGTTCTGATGATGCTAACAGATTAGTTGAAGTTACTGAGTGCTACTTGAAACTTGATGTTAATGGCGATGGTATAGCTGAGTTAATGAAGATTACAGTTGCTGGCGTTGAAACTCCAACTGTTATCTTAAACAAAGAAGAAATAGATAGTGTTCCGTGGATATCAACTACCGCTATCTTGATGTCGCATAAGTTTCAAGGTCTATCTATATTTGACCGTCTGAAGTCTATCCAAGACAATAAGACAGCGATTATCCGCAACATCATGGATAACATGTATTTGCAAAACAATCAGCGTAACGTGGTGCTTGAAGGTCAAGTTAATCTTGATGACCTTTTGGTGTCAAGACCTGGTGGTTTAATCCGTGTAAAAAGAACAGATGCAATCATGCCATTGCAAACGCCTGCTATTGGAGATGCTGCTTTCACAATGATGCAATATCTTGATGAAGTTAAGGCAGGACGTACAGGTGTGTCTAGCGATGGTGCTGCTTCACCTGAAAACATTGGTAATGCAGTTGGCTCACAAGGTGTTGAGCGTATGATGAACGCAAAAGAAGAATTGGTTGGCTTAATCATTCGTGTTATTTGTGAAACTGGTATTAAACCTTTATGTAACAAAATTCGTGATCTTGTAACCATGCATGTTGATACAGTACAAGACTTTAAGTTTCGTGGTCAATGGGTAAAGGTTAATCCAGCGGAATGGGAAGAACGTACAAAAAGTTCTGTGCGTGTTGGAACTGGAACTGGTGACACTAGAGCTAAACTTGTAGCCATACAACAGGTTCAGATGTTGCAAGAAAAGGTTATGGCAATACCAGGGCAAGTATTAACTAATCCTAACAAGATATACGCTACTATAGATGACTTCTGTAAGTTCTCAGGTCTAGACTCAGCTAACAAGTATTTTGTTGATCCATCAAGCCAAGAAGGTCAACAAGCAGCGCAACAAGCGCAACAAACACAACAGCAACAACAGCAGGAAGCACAACAGGCACAACTTGAACAGATGCGTATGCAAGCTGAATTGGCTAAGTCAGCAACAACCACAGCAGAAGCGCAGATGCAGAATGTAGCTATCAAAGGGCAGGTTGAGTTAGGTAAGCATCAACGTGAAATGGAGAAGCAATCATTCCAGATTCAGTTGGAACAGTTAAAGGCTGAATTAGACAAAGCTAAGGCGGTGCAGATAGCTGAAAAAGATTTAGAGGATATAAAGTTTAAGTATGACCAGTTGTATGCTCAAACAGCACTTAAATTAACAGAACTGGAAGCATCATCAAATACATCTCAAGATGTTAATTATGAGCAGAACAGGAACAATATGTATGACGGTTGAAGATGAAATAGAGTTAGGAAATAAGGCAAGCAGGGCTTACTCAACTTATTTAGCTGATTATATTATTAATAAAAATGCAGACTTATACAGGCAGTTTTTGTTTACAGATGATATAGAAAGTTTAAAATTGATAAAGGCTCAACAAAAGGCATTACAAATTATTGAGAATGATATAACTTCAGATATAGAAACTGGGCGACTAGCTCAACTACAAAAAGGAAATTAAAAATGTCAGACCAAGATACTACTTCAACGGCAGAGCTA